GGCGTTAAAAGGCTTTTTTACTTTACCAAAATGTCGTGGTCGTTGCCACGTTAAACAAACGTACAGGAGGAAAAGAAATGAATCGTAAATTTTTGGAACAGTTAGGATTGACTGAAGAACAAGTTGAAGCAGTTATGTCTGAACACGGTAAATCAACACAGGACCTACAAGCAAAGGTGTCTGCTGCAGAAGATAACGCCAAGGGCTTACAGGACCAGTTGAAAGAACGTGATAAGGACATGAAACAGCTCAAGAAAGACGCTGAGGGCAATGCTGACTTACAACAAAAATACACAGACTTAGATAGCAAGTACAAGACGCAACAGAAGGAACATGAACAACAACTCAAGACAATGCAACTAGATCATGCTATTGAAATGCACTTGAGCGGTAAGGTTCATGACGCTGGAATCGTGTCTAGTCTACTAGATAAGTCTAAATTGGGATTAGGTGACAACGGAGCAGTGACTGGATTAGATGAACAGTTGACGGCTTTGAAGGAATCTAAAAGCTTCTTGTTTGCTCCAGAAAAGGCTGCAGAACCACATATCGCTGGTGCTAAACCACAAGGAACAACACAAGAAGAAACAGTTGCTAATGACCTGACAACGCAGATGATTAATGCGTTTACGTCAGATCTATAATCAAAAATAGAAAAGAGGAACAGATATGCCAGCAACATTAAACTATGCAGAATCTTATCAACAAGGTTTGCAAAAACGCTACAGTGAAAACGGATTGTTATTCACTAACAAACTTTGGAACTCTCCATCCAATACGCTTTTGAAGTTCACAGGGGCTAAAGAAGTCAAAGTACCACGTCTTTTGATTAAAGAAGGGCGTAAAGACCGTACACGTCGCACGATTACGAATATTGACGCTAACTATGAAAACCAATGGGAAACATACACATTGACTAACGAGCGTTACTGGTCAACACTAGTAGACCCATCAGATGTGGATGAAAGTAACTATGTCGTTTCGATTGCTAACATCACTAAAACATTCAACGATACTGAAAAAGTTCCAGAAATGGATAAATTCATGGTATCTAAATTGTTCTCCCGTAAGAAAGCACTTGATACAGAAAGTAAACAAATTAAGTCATTGAATTTGACTGAGGAAAACTTCCTCGCAACCTTCGATGAGTTGATGGAACAAATGGACGAAGCTGGAGTACCAGCAGAAGGTCGTGTTATTTTCTGTACACCAGCAGTTAAACGTATGATCAAGAACATCAAGCAATTTGGTCGTACAGTCAATATCCACGGTCAAGGTACAGTGATTGATCGTTCTATTGGTCGTTTGGACGATGTGACGATTGAACCAGCTATTCCATCTGACCGCATGAAGACCTTGTACAATTTCACAAATGGTGCTAAGGTTGACCCAACTGCTAAACAAATCCATTTCTTCCTGATTCATATTCCATGTATGGCAGCGCCACAAAAATATGAATTTGTAGGGCTTGACGAACCAAGTGCTGCTTCAAGTGGTAACTACTTGTACTACGAGCAATCTTACGATGATGTATTGCTATTCCAGACTAAGCATGAAGGTCTAGCATTTGTAGTCGCACCTTAAAGAAGGAGGATAGAAAATGTTAACAGTAAAGAAAGATAATCGTGTCCTCAACATTGACGAGTTTGAAAAAGTTACTTTTTTGGAAGATGGCTACGATGTGGTAGAAGTTAAGGACGGTGAGTATGTAGTCGTAGAACCAGCTACAGGCGGACGCACTTATACCATTCAAGAGTACAGAGCAGTAGTTGCTGAACGTGACCAAGCTCTAGCTGAACGTGATAAGGCTCTAGCAGAGCTTGATAAATTAGCTAAGAAATCCGCTAAGGACGATAAGTAGAAAGAGAGGTTCTGCTGATGGAGAAGAGAACATCGGAAGAAATCCAAAAGCATAACGAAGATACTAGACAAGCCTTGATTGACTTGTACGAACAACGTTATTCATGCTATCCAGAAGAGTTAGTAGTCGATGAAGTCATGCAGAACATTCTCAACTACTGCAATCGTGAGGATTTCCCTTTAGAGTTGCGATTTGTGGCCATTCAGATGGTTTATGTTGTTTGTAATCCTGACCAAGCTGTCCAAGGCAAGAATATTTCTGTTGGAGATACTCGTGTCGAATTGGCTAAGTCAGACCTTACCAGACGTGCTGAAAGTGTCTTGCTGGACTTTACCAGTCAGCTACAGCGGTTCAGAAAGTTGAGGTGGTAGGATGAATATCAATAATGTCTTATCTCAGGCAACACCAAGCATTGAATGGACCTATGATAAAAAGATGGATGTGTTTGATACTGTCGAGGGTACGAAGCCTAACGGAGCTGATTTTGTAGAGTTCAAAGAAGTCTACAAGAAGGTTCCCTGTCGTGTCTCTGTTCTCAACTTAGTGAATACAGAGCAGAACGAAGCACATCAACTCAAGACAGAACACAAGATTTTTTGTTCGCCTAAATTTGCTATCAAAGCTGGTAGTAAATTGATTGTGGATGGTATCAAGTACCTGACCAGTGAAGATCCAATGGTTTATGTCACACATCAAGAAATTGTGGTAAGACGACATGAGTGGCTATGATGATAGTGACGTTCAAGAGTTCTTGAAACGACTTGAACGAGCTCAGGCAATCATTGATTCTGAGTTTATGCAGGCTGCTAAAGATATCGGCCTAGCCTTTCTGGAAGAGGTTAAGGAACGAACACCAAAAGGTCTAACAGGAAAGCTCAATCAATCATGGAAGATAGAAGTGACCAAAAACGGGAACGTGTACGAGGTTATCGCATTTAACCCTATGGAGTATGCTTCTTTCGTTGAAAGTGGACACCGCCAACAAGTAGGGCGTTATGTCCCTGCAATTGGTAAGCGATTGGTCAACCCTTGGGTAGAAGGGCGCTTCATGATGAGACTGACAGAAGAACAGATTAAACAAAAAATCCCACAAATTGCGCAACAAATCGAAGAGAGGCTAAAGGAGGAACTAGGTGGATTATAGTATTAGACCACTCGTCATCAAGCAACTCAAAGATGTGTTTGGGTGCAAGGTGTATGATGAACAAATCCAGCAAGGATTGAAAACACCTTGTTTTATTGTAGATGTTAAACCTGTGACTCGGAAGCGGTTGGCAAACCAAAACGATAAGCAGGTTTTTATTGTCTTGCTGCATTACTACACCGAAAAAACAACAGACTTATACCAGAAGTTTGAAGAGATTGAAATGGTGTTTAATTCGCCTTCCTTTCGTTATTTAGGGGATCAATACCCTATCAATGATTTGAAGGTAGAATACAATGCCAATGACTTGATATGCACATTTACAATCACTCGATACGTTCGATGGGTTGAAGAAGAACCGACAATGCAAATATTAGAAAGGATAGGTGAAACTTCTCATGGAAATGAATGAAGAAGTAGGTTACGTAACCGAACCAGTGGAACCAACTACTGAAGATAAATTTGGCAAAGAGGCATTACTCAAGTATTTTGAAGATGATGCAACTTTGTTAAACATTTTGCTAGAAGATGACCAGTCATACTCACTAGCAGAAGTAAGACGCATTTTAGAAGACTGGAGAAAGGGTGTAGCTAACTAATGGCACAATGGACAGTACAGAATAAACGAGTTCCAAAGGCCTACATCAATTTTGTATCAAGAGATGATGTGATTATTCCTTTGGAAGACAATACGATTGCAGCAGTTATGATTGCTGGATCTTAGGGAGAACCTGGTGCCTTCACACTTGTTGATGGTACAAGCAATTTCCGCCAGCTATTTGGTAAACCAATTGATGAACTCCTTCCGATTCGTGAAGCTTTGAAAGGAACTGGTAAGGTTCTTGTCTATAATGGAGTGAATAATACTGGGGCGAAGGCGATTAAAACAGACAGAGGGATGACTGTTACAGCTAAATACAAAGGAAAAGCTGGCAACAATATCCATGTTATATTCAAAAAACAAGTTGAGCCTGGTTTTGAAGTAACGACTGTTTTCTTTGGGAAAGAAGTTGATAAACAAATTATCACAACATTGCCATTCAAGAATGATTATATCGATGTAACTGGTACTTTAACAACAGGAGATAAAACATTACTGCTTGAAGGTGGTGCAGATGGTACAACAACTAATTCAGAAGTTGAATCATTCCTCAATGGTTTAGACACACAAGATTTCCGTGTTTTAGCGCTTGGTACAGAAACAAGTTCAACGAAAGCACTTGTTACAGCTCACATCAAGAAATGGCGTGACGCTGGTCGTTCAGTCATTGCAGTATTGAATGACTACACGGACGCTGACGACGAAGGTGTTGTATCAGTCGGTAACGGGGTTACATTAAGTGATGGTACCAAACTAAGCGCCAAGGACTGTGTATACTTCGTAGCTGGTAAGTATGCAGGGGCTGGCTTGCAATCCAATACATTTAAGTCTTATCCAGGCGCTATTGATTGTGAGCGTAAGAATGAAGCAGAGGCTGAAAAGCTCATCAATAAAGGTCAGCTTATCTTTGCCTATCGAAATGAAAAAGTGATTATCCTGTCAGATGTGAACTCATTTACTAGCTATACGGCAGAACACAGTCGTATTTTTGGTAAGAACAAACTTGTCCGCACCATGGATAATATCAATACCAATGTCAAGTATATCTTTGAGAACTACTTCATCGGTAAAGTACCAAACAACGTGAATGGTCGTGAGTTGTTTAAACAACGAATCATCACAATGGTCCTGGACCCACTGGCTCAAAAGCAAGCCTTGGAGTACCAAGCTAAAGATATTGAGATTTCACAAGGTATTACCAAAGAATCCGTCGTGGTAAACTTGCCAATTGTCTTAACAGATGCTATGGAAATCTTGTACATGACGGTTATCTGTGATTAAGAAAGGAGAAACTAGCTAATGGCTATTATGAACCAATTAGATGCTTTGTCTGCTAAAGAAGGAACGGTCTTCTTTACAATCAATGACAAGCAGTACGAACTAGCAGAGCTTATCTCTCTAGAAGCGAAAATCGAATACACAAAAGCTGATGTTACCCCTCTCAACTCTCGTATGAAGGGTGGTAAGATTGTCGGTGCAGAAGGTACAGGAACTGTGAAGATGTATTACCATCGTCCTGAATTGAAGAAGATGGCTCTTGAATACGTCAAAAACGGGTTGCTACCTCGTATTGATATCAAGTGTACCAATGAAGACCGCACATCTCGCGCAGGTCGCTATACCATCGTTCTGAAAGGGGTTCTGTTCAAAGAATCACTTATCTTCAAACTAGATGGATCAGCAGATGAGGTCATTGACGAAGAAACAGATTTCACATTCCAAGATTTTGATATCTTATCAGAATTCCAAGAAATTACATACTAACACAAGGAGGAAATAGTGGTGAGTGGATTACAAGCATTTTTGAAACAAAACAAAAAAGGAGAAGAGACTAAGGATGTCTTGCTTCCTTCTTTTGAGGAGCCAGTTAAAATTCGAGTGTTGAGCGCTCGTGAAGCGGACTTAATCAATGACCGTTGCTTTGTCAATAAGCCAGGTCGTAATGGACGTCAAGAGCGTGTCTTTGACGGTGTTAAATATAATCGTGAAATCTGTATCGCATCTATCGTGGTTCCTGACCTTAATGATAAAGAATTGCAAGATTCTTACGGAACAATGGGAGCTTCTGAGTTATTCGGTACTATGTTCAATTGGGGCGAAAGTGCCTTGATTTTGGAAGCTGTGACTGAACTTAGTGGTATCAACCAAACATTCCAAGACAAGGTTGACGAGGCAAAAAACTAATAAAAGAGGACGCGGAGGCAAAACTTGCCTACTTCGCCCTCGTAAACTATTACATTCGCCCTAGTGAATTTGTGAATATGGATGTAGAAGAGAAAGCCTTTTTCGCTGCAGTCATGCACGAAGAGTCGGAACAACGTAAAAAAGCAATGAAGAAGTGAGGTGATTCTATTGGCCAATATACAAACAACCATGTCTTTGACCGATAGAGTCACAGGCACTTTAAATAAAATCTATGCGACTATGGAGCGTGTCAAAAACGCAGGTTCTGGCATAGATAAAGCTATGAAGGCTCAAGAGTCCGCTATGAAAAAAGCTGGCGATTCTGGACAATATTTTGTCAATAAAGCTGGGCGAGTCATTGATATCAATGGTAGATTCATAAGTAGCGCAACGCTAGCAGCTGCAGGACTAAAAAAAGAAGAACTGGCTCTAAGAGATTTAGGGAATGCCTCTAATAACGCTTCTAACAAGTTAAGTAAGTTAGTATCTTTGAAAGGTTTGTTAAAGACTGCTTTAACTGGTATTGCGGTTGGTGCAATTACAAAGCAAGCTATAGGCATGTCAGACGAGTATGCCAATATGCACGCCCGTTTAGATATGATTCGAGACAGCACGCAGACGACAGAGGAACTGCAAAAATCTATCTATACATCAGCACAGCGTACAGGTTCAGCCTATACAACCATGGCAAACGGTGTCGCTAAG